AGAAAGCATTAATTACACCAAATATATTTGTCATCAAAGAACAAAAACCACCAAGAATACTAACAGAAAAGTCTCCATTATAAAACGCTTCTAGTTCATTTAGAAATCTTGGACCATTAGCGTTAGACGATACGATTGCGGCAGCTGGCGTATAGTTACTTTCTTTAATAAAAGCAGCAAATTCTAAAGGCGTGATTGCGCCCCTCTTTAATCTTTCAGATAATATTGGGTATTCTGGTATTCTTTCAGCAATAAAGGCTCTCTTTAAAAAGTCGTTATTGATAGCATTTGTTACGTCATAAAAAGTATTTCCATATTGTTTTACTGCTAAAGACAATGGATTTTGTTCTGTGTCAGCAACAATAGTAGATATAAATTGCTCTTCAAAAATATCAATTTGATTAAGAGTTAACTCACCATTGCCATTAACTGGAGAACCAGCCTTTACAAAATTTCTTTCTTCTATAGGACTTAAGCAACTAAAGCAAAGGCCTTTTCCTGGTTGGCATGTACATTTCATTATCTTCTACTCCCATTATTTGCCGCATATCCAGATTTTACTTTATCAAGTACATCTAAGAATGATTGAATTGTAGCAGTTGCTTTATTACCAGCTCTGTCTCCGTTATAATTGCTTTTACCAGCATTTGGACCATCTACAAGTGGTAATGCTGCCCATACGCTGGCAAGTTTGTTAGCAAATATTTCTCTAGAAATTTCTCCACTTAAGAATTTATTTAATCCTTCTGACTGTATTAAATATGTTGCTAACTTGTCTTGATTTTCTGGACTAAATAAAGAGCCAGAACTTAAACCAGCTTTTGCATAAAGCGAATCTTTTTCTGAACCTTTAGTTTTGTCGTTATTATATCCGCGCAAAGTATCTTCCATAATTTGATATCTACCAACAGCCTCTGAATCTTGAAATTTGTCAATGCTCTCTTGCCAATCAAGAATTTCTTTCATAGTCATTTGTGTTAGTTTCTTAGTTGGATATCTAGATCTAGAAACTAATCCATTAATATCGTCGTATCCTTTTGATTCTTTATTTCCAATAAAGTCAAGTAATGGCGCAAGAGCGCCTTGTGCTGAAGATGTTACTATGTTAGAAGAAGGATTAGGAATACGAACAATTAGCGCTGGATTATTGCAACCTTCGCCGTCGTGATCATTAGCAGAAAAACCACTACTGCCCATTGAACCGGGTTCAACTGCAGGAACAATAGATGTTGATTTAGCAACTGGCTCAGGCGCTTGTACTTTATCTGCTCTAAAAGCAAGTTCGGGATATGGAGACTGAGGAATAAAAGGCTTTTGTAAAACAGGTGGAATTAAAAATTTCGGTACCACTGTTAATCCTGCAGGCACTGGAGGTAAAACTGTTGTAACAGGCGCAAGATTAACAAACTCACCAATATTAACAAATGCAGAACTAATATTTGTTTGTACAGTACCACCAATTGTAAGATCAATGCCTGCACTAATATCTGTAGTTAATGTAGAAGAAATTTTTGTAGCTAAACTGCTGTGCGCAGACCAATTTGCCGAAAGTTGATTTATTGTAATAGCAGATAAATTCATTTCAGCTACTGATTGAATATTAACTTGAGTGTTGCCGCGCAAGTGCAATTTATCAGTTGCGTCAATCATAATCTTTTCTGCTTTAACAGAAATTGCGCCGTATTTTGGAACAATACCTTCGAAGCCACCAGCGGAAATATTTAATTCTTTTGCAGCGTTAACAGACATTGTGCCAACGTTTGCTTCAATTCTTATATCAGCTGCTCGTACTTGAACTTGCTCAGACGCGTTAATAGTTGATTGACCACCAACTGAAAGCAAATGATTGCCGTGTACTTTAGTTTGTAAATCACCTTCAATTTCTTCTATCTTGTTACCTTTAACATACACATAACTATTGCCATTAATTGTAACAGTGCTTGATCCACTAACGACAACGTGTTGTTTTCTGTCGATTACTTCAAATTTATCACCAGTTGATTTTTCTGTAACAGTACCACGAGAATCAATTTGTACATAAGATCCTGACTTATGAAAGATGGTAATTCTTTCTCCACCAGGAGTATCATCTAATTCAATACTGTGATACGCGGTTTCAATAACTTTATTGTGCGGATATTGTGTATTAAAAGCAGAACCTGGTTCATCCCAAGTGTCGCCCGCCGCAGTTTTAACATTTAATGTTCTGCCGGCTTCGTGTTGTAATACGTGAGTTGCTTGAATATCTTCACCGCGTAGTAATCTTGATTGTTGCGGCTGACCAAAGTTTTCAGGATCTGATCCACGAGCAAGTAACTCGCCATCTGTATCTGGAATCCAACCCCAACCAGTTTTATCGGGATCTACCGGATCTGCAAATTGTGTTGGTATTAGACCTAAGACCATTGGTGTTTGTGCATCTCTGCCGTCTAAAAATACTCCAAACACCCAAGCGTTTACTCTAGGAATATTATTAGCGTCATAATTGCCTTGTGATACTACAGCCCAAGGTAAAGATTCTCTAGGTATTTCTTTGTTAGTGCCGTGTATACCAAATGCTCGTACTTGCACTCGTCCTTCTAAACGAGGATCTACGTTATTTTCTATAACACCTATAAAGAATAACGGATTTTTAATTCCAATTCCAGTTTCAAACATTATGTACTCCTAGGAGCATCTGCGCTCTCTGCAATCTTTGTTTGTGCTTGTGCACTCCAATCAAATTTAGCCATCTTTAACATGGTATTTAAAGTTCCTTCATCATCTCTGCTATGCATCGTGCTTTGCACTAAATATCTTCCAGACATAGTTTGGTTAATACCAATACTAGCACTAATACCATCTAAATTTTTAATTTGTAAATCTACAATCATTCCAGGTCTAATATCTAGTCTACCTTTTAATCCTGCCATTACTGAAGTATTATTTAAGTGATGATAATATGAAACTCTATTATGCACAATTTCAGCAAGCTTTTCGTCAGCTCGTAAAGTTGAAGCCATATCACCTTGTCTTGTATAGTTTCTGAAAATCATAAAGCGTCTAGCATTATTTTCAGTAAAAGTGTCTTTTCTAAATTGCTCAGTGTGTGGATTATTACTAATAGACTTAGTAGTTCCGGTCATGTCTATGTATCGAGCATCGTCATAATTAAACTTACTAATATCTAATCTTCGTCTAATAAAATCTATTTCAACAACTTCGTTTCTGTAAGAACCAGAAAATAAGTCTGTAGATGTATCAATACCTTTTGATAATACGTGCAATGTTTCTATTCTGTTTAGCTGACCTGCTGCGTTAACTGCGTCATAAGAAACAATTGGTGCATAATACATTGGGACTACATCCTCGGCTGTGATACCTTTTAAGAAATACTCATCAGTACAAAAATAATAATTTTCTAAAGTTTCAAAAAATCTAAAGGTTTGAGAAGGAGTGTCCGGATTATACGCACGAGCAGCAACAAAGAACATTGCTTCAGACGGAGTTAATCTTGGGATAATTAAATTTGTTGATGGGTAAGTTGGCTGGACAATAAATTGTCTTGTCGGCTCATCAATAATAGGATAACGATAACTATTAAAAGGTAACAATTTCTTACCGTCATTATCACGCTTAGAAGTGCCAAAGCCAAGTTTAGCATAATACGAATTAAACATTTTATAAGCCATAGTGCTAACAGTATCAACATGTGCTTCGGTAACTCTTTTTGTAGTAGAATTAAAAGTAGTCTTTGAAACAAAATGCAACTTATATGTTACACCATTAGAACTTTGTGTTGGTGTAATATCTGAAACTTTATGAATTCTTGTAGATAATCTAACTTCAGTTCCAAGGTCCATACCTTTTAACCAAAGGTTTAGAGTTTCTTCTCCTCTAATTGGCAGCCCATCAAGAATACCGATAGTATCAACAACAAACAACCACCCACTGTACGCAACCGCGTCCATAGATTGATTTATTTCAAACCTTCCAATAAAGTTTGAAGTAATATCTCTTTTTGTTGTATTGTTATACGAAATAATTTCCGCTTTTTGTATTTCGCAAACTGATGGATTAAAGTCTGACATTAGCTAGTTCTTATTTTTCTTGCAAATTCATTAGTAATAATAGGCAAATACGCTTTATCAATAAGAAATATTTCTCTTTTATTATCATTCATAGCAACTTCTTGATCGTATACTTTCCACTCGCGCCATTCATCTGGAATGATACGCTTAATAATAATTTTACGACCTTGTTCTGTGCGTAAAATAACACGATCTTCTTTACGAAGATAAATTGTCCTAAATGATTCTGGTGCTAGTTTAATAATATCAATAGCCATTTATCAAACCTCTCTGTAATAGTATATAATATTATCACCGTTGTCTTCGCGAGTCCATTCTACCACTTCTTCTCCAACTCTGCCAGACTCTTCAGAATATTTAGCAACTAAATAATTATTAAAGTCTTGTTCAGCCATTGGCCATTGATGATAAGGATCGATGATATTATTCGACATATAAACAAGCCAAGTAAAATCTGTTGAACCGTAATAATAGTTTGCTATATCTTCTGGTCTTTC